GTCATCATTCACGAAACAACTCCGTCTCCTCAAACTCAATACGTGACAGGCGACGACGCCACTTGTACTCGTCCCACTCCGTCACGATCCACACCACGAAAGCAGCAAGCGCCCACCCCGAGATCATTGCCCCCAGGATGAGGGCACCTAGCCAGTAGAAATCAGAACTCACAACCCAACCCTCTTCCTGATACCGTCTGCCCCTTCTTGGAGGTAGACTTCGTTAGCGTCCAAACCGTCTGGCATCGGAACAACGACAGCAACGTCGATAGCCTGCATGATCTTCTTACCCATTTCTCTACCGGCCTGGTCACCGTCCGTCAACACGAACACCTTCCGGTAGTCCGCGAACGCACGGGCATACCAGTTCTTCCAACCGTTAGCACCAGGCATACCGACTGCCGGGATACCCACTACCGTGTTCACGATGATCGTGTCCAGTTCCCCCTCGCACACGCAGATCACGTCGGAGTCTTCCTGGAACGCGAGCACGTTGTAGATGTGCTGCTGTGACCCGGCACGGGACAGGTACTTGGGTGAGTCGTCGGGGTTCACGGAACGGAAACGAATATCAACAGCACCCGTGGGTGTCAGGTATGGTATTGCGAGTCTGCCTCGCATCTCGTCATCACCGACCATCGGTTCTTTGACGTAGCCGAGGTGGTGTGTAAGAGCGGCTTCGCCGTTTATCCCCCGACCTAGAAGATAGTCGGCTATGTCTCCGACCTGACGGAAGTACGCCAGTTCCGCTTCGTCCAGAGATTTCCTCGCATCTACCGACAGCATCCTTGTATCCTATTCCTTCGTAGTGCCGTACAACGTCTATCGCATCGCCCTTGAAGTCGCACGCTAAACATTTCACTTTCCCCGCATCATGTGACACACGGCAGGAGGCGTGATGGTCGTCGTGTGCGTGGCATTTGACTGACTGCCAGGTGCCCCTGGGTTGCGGTAGTTGCCACCCGTAGTGTTCCAAGACGGGCCAAATGTCGAAGCGGGGCTCGTCATCCACGACCGGCCAAGTCTCGTAGTGTCTCCATGTTTCCCCACTTGCGGCCTTCCTCGTAGGATGCGTCGATGGCTTGGTAGATGGGGAAGCCGATGATGCGTGATGCGAGCCAATGCCGGAACTGTAGCCAGCGGTATTCAATCATGCTAGTCCATTCCACCTGAGTAGATTCAATAGTGTGTCTTGCGTCATCATCACGACACCACCAGTAGCACCCTTCTGGGGTGTCTTCCGCACCACCACACCATACGTGGGGCAGTCATACTTCGCCGTGTAGTTCTCCGCCTCTACGTCCGCTTCAGCCAACCATTCCGCTACCTTATTGGCGCGTACGTTCTTGGCTTCCACCACGACAACGTGACCGTTCTTAAGTTCGATAGCGACATCACCGATGTCTTTGCTACCGGCACGAGGTAGACGACGGGCACGTAGCCCTGACTGGTTGTAGTATTCTTCCAGGTCGGTTTCCCACCGTGAGCCTTTACGCTTGTTGGCGGAACTCACGAGTCAAGGTCTTTCAGTTGCATGTTCGTCGGGAAATAATCCATCCACAAAGCACTACGACCAGTAGCGTCAGCGGGACCGTAACGGTTCTTCACGGCAGCAGCAGCCATCAAACCAGGCTGCTCCGATGAGAGAGTCACAATCAGCGACGGCACTTGGGCGATCTTCCCATGCAACGCTGCACGCGGCGGGCACGGGTTACCATCGTAGCCCTCACTCGTGTGGTGCAGGATCAGGAACGCTGCACCCGTGTCCCTAGCCCACCACTTCACCTCACGCATCAGAGAACGCAGACTGGAGAACTCGTCACCTGACTCGTGGGTCACATCCACGGCGTTATCAACAATCACCAGGCTGGGGTTGTCACCCATCAACTCCCGGTACACGTTGATTTCGTCCTCCAGGTCAGCCAGCGTGGGGGACGCATCAAACATCCACCTGATATGACCGATGGAATCCTTCAAGATTTCACTGGCCCACATGGGGTCGGATGCCATGCGTTCCTCAACGTCAGCCTGCTGGATACCTGTCACCATTGACAGTGAACGGATAGCCATAGTGGACTCGTGCGAATCAGCACTCGCATACAGGGTGGGAACTTTCGCCTTCACCGCTATCGCCAGAGCAGCGGTGGATTTTCCCGCACCGGGTGGGCCAGCAATCATGCTGACCTCACCACGGCGAATGGAGATGTTGCCATCGGACCACGACTTGAACGGCATAGGTATAACCATCGCCTCACGGTTGATGGACCTCACTGCACGGTCAAGTGATCTCACTGTCTACACCTCGTCAAGCCATGAGGGGCGGACAGCGATACGGGATGAGATGAACTCTCCACGGGACATGACCCATGAGAGTAGTTCAGCGTAGTCTTGCAGGTTGTCGATTTTGACTTGAATGTTTACGGTGTATTCGGTCATGCCGGGAACGCATTCCACTCGGGTGTTCCACGGTTGATGAAGATGGCGCTGCACTGGTCCGCTGTGCCCTTCGGTGTGGGACAGAACCAGCCACGCCACGGACCCTTGGAACCGGACCCGGTACGGGCAACCATGTCACCGTGCACGCACTGCTTGACTGCCGCACTCGTGAACGAGGCAGGTGGTCCCGATGGTGCTGCTGCAGGTGCAGCCACAGCAGCCGCTACCGCACGGGCACCAGCCAACTTCGTTTGCACATCGTGAATCGCTGGGATACCGGACTCTTCCAGTTCCCCCAGTAGGTCAACGAACTCGCTCATGGAGTTCGCGTACACGTTGAACAGGTCGTTGCCAATCTTGAAATTGGCCTGAACCTTTGTCCCTTCAGGTGATGCAGCCATTATTCTTCTCCAATCAAATCATCCCCGAAATCGGGTTGGTATTCCTTGTGCCCGAAAGCATAGCAGAACTTTTGCACACCACAAGAGGCACACAGGTTCGTCACGTTCGGCACGAAAATCCCGGCGTCAATGCCACGTTTCACGTCCCGTAGCCAACGCTGCACCATGTCCAGTGGGTACTGGCGTAGGTCATGCACCGCGTCCAATGTCCCACTACGTGCCATCCAGTAGGAACCATAGTCGGGTGCCTCACCGTATTGCGCCTGCAGGGCGAGACGGTACACGGCTAGTTGCAGTGCCGACTTGGGTGGTTGTCCTGTTTTCAGGTCCACGATCATTGTTTGCCCGGTTGCCTTGTCAACGAATACCCGGTCAATGTATGAACGTAACGTCAGGTCACCGGGTAGGTGGATCATGACGCCTAGTTCGATGGCGGGTGTTCCTTGTGGGGTCCGCCAAATGTCAAGGTTAGGGTTACCTAACCTCCAGTTGTAGTAGTTGTGGACCATTGTTGGTCCCTCGCTCATCCACCACGATTCGTCTTCCTTGTTCGGGTACTGTTTCGTGGCACGTCCGCCTGCACGCCAGGGTTTGCCTTTGTTGGTTTCTTTCGCTTCAGCAATGGATGCCCTGAAGGCAGCCATGCCAGCGTCGTAAACCGCAGGGTCCATCATGGCGCGAGGAGTGCATGGTCGATGGCGTCAGCGGCAGCGTGCACAGCGGTGCCCCCACTGAAGTACCAGGCCGGGTCTTCCTCCACCCCAACGATCCTGGTGAGACGGTACTTCTCCCCGCACTGCAGCCACGTCGTGAACTGGGAGTGCGATATGTACGGTTTGGTGTTTTCTTCCATGCCGGTGATTGTGGCGTGTCGCGGGTTGCGTTGTCAACCGACACGCTGTAGGTTTGTGGGGCGCGTAAGCGTGGGGCAGAAACTCCATGACGGGCGACGGCACATGCCTGACTCCTGAAGGGGATGCTCCCTCTACCCACCCGGGCTCCGGTTTCTTGGGGGGGTAGGGGGGGCATTTCTCTTTCTGGGTTCCGGCAGGGAGCGAGGCTAATGCCGAGCGACCTAGTAGGGTATTGGTTGGGGTTTAGGGTTACATGTTTTTAGGGATTTAGAGACACGAAAAACTCCCCCCATCCAATATCATTGGACAGGGGGAGAAAACGTCTCTACGTGGCTGAAATCGCCATTTAGAGGGTGTCTACTGGGGGGTTTTAAACCTACCCGTAGGGGTGATACCAAGCCTAGCCATCTCAGACTTAACCAACTTCACATCAGGAGTGTGAATCACAAGGTGCATGGGGTCATAGAACTTCTTATAGTCCCCACCCCACTCCAGCAGACGATACTTCTTCAGAAGTGCCCGCATACGCATAGCCTTCACCGGGTGCTTCTTCCACCACACGTTAGACCGGGACTGGGAACCTTCCTTCGTGGCATTCAGGTCAATAGCCACACCCCCACAATGGTCCGATATTCGGACACTAGCCCGACCTTTACGGGGAGGAGACCACGACCAGTCATCCATCACGCCATCATCAATCGGGGCAATCTGGGAGTGGTACTCAGACGCGAACGCCACCAGATACGGGCCAACATCCTTACGAAGCAGCAACTTCCGATCCGTCCCAGGGACAGTAAACCACTTCAACGTAGGGTCAGTACCTTTCGGGATAACAGGCCAACCCTTAATAGTTAAACGTTCAACCATCTACTTGTCCTTCGGAGACAAATGCGACAAAGCAAGAGACGGGGCCAAGACACTACCCACAAGGGCAATCCACAGGGGTGCAGCATCCTGCTCAATAATCCCATACGCAACCAGCAACGGAACCACCGTCAACGACACCCCATACAGCCACTTACGCACTTCGCGATTAGCAAGAAACTTCACTGCAACTCCTCAATATCCTCTTCGATCTGCAACACTGCAGTCTTCAACATGGCAACATCCACAACCAGCGTGTCCACCTTGCGGTGCAAATCAGCAAGCGACTTACCACCATTCGTACCCGGCTGAATCTGATACGTCGCGGCCTTAATCTTCGTGTTAATCCACCAACCCAAAGCAGTCAGAAGGATACCCGTGATCGTAAGAACCGACAGAACCAAACCCGAAATCTCCGTAGGGGACATTACACAGTCCTCAGAAGAACAGTACACACACCGCCAGACCCCTTACGGGAACCAAGCGACGGCGGGGTAGTGCGGGAATAGTTCACTTCCTCCACGTACACTTCCTTCACCTCACCAGTAGTGAAATCGGTGAACGAAACCGTGGCACCCGTCTGCTCCATCTCCTTCAAAGCCTGGAACCTGTCATAAGCGTTACCAACCTTGCCGTACTTAGCGCCCTGCTTATCCGTCTCGAAATCAAACATCAACAGCGGCAACTGGATCAGTTCCGTCTTACGGGGTGAAGGCACCGCACGAACCTGATAACCAGTCAAGTTTGCGCTACAACCACACGAAGGATCAGACTTTAGATAGAACGCGAGCCACAAATCCGTAGCCGTACCAGGGGCAGCGACGTTCAGTTTCCCGTAGCCGTCAGTGAAACCATCCTGCAACGTCAACACCGTGTCCCACGTAGACGGGGCAGTCGTACCGAAAATAGAAGCCTTACCGATAATCTCGCCACTCAACGTGTTCGGTGCGATCATGCGAAGGTCACGCCACGCTTTCTGCTCCATCGTGCCCAAGCGGATACGGCCAGTCTCAATCCAGCCCTCCGACACGAACGTGTCCTGCTGTTTCACTACACCGGCACCATCGACAGCAATCCACAGTTTCCCTCCAGCGACAGTTACCGAAACTGCGGAACCATCAAAACCCACAGGGGCAACAAGGTCATTTGCCCACGCAAACTGCAACGGGTCATTATTCAGAATCTGGCCCAAGTTGATGCGACGTAAACCAGCAGCCGTCACCCGGTTACCACGATTACCCTGATCCCTGGAAGTCACATACAGGTAGGAACCGAAACCAACAGCGTCATCAACAGGGACACTATTGAACACAAGTGACCCAAGAGTCAATGAGCCATCCGATTCGATCCGTGCAATACGGACACCCTTCGTGGTGCCCACCACAAGGAACGAACCCACATACGAGTACAGTGAAACAACAGCCTCACCGCGAGGCATATCCACCACAATAACAGGGACAGCCAACTCCACACCAGTCGTGTCAGATGTGACACCGATACGGTAAATCTGTGACTTGTCACCATTATAGCCGGAAGCGTAAATACTGTTAGGGCCATCAGCGAAATCAGTCCAACGCCACTCACCATCAGGGTTCTCGAAAAATACTGTAGGCAACGTTGCTGATGTTGGGGAAATATTTGTTATCTCCCAAATGCCCTGGTTCTCCGCGTACATGAGACGCGACTTCACCCACCTGACAAGACTATACGTGGGTGTCGTGTAATGTTTGTTGTAAATTTTAGAACCGGCAACGTTGGGAAGATTACCCTTCCAAATACCGGAACCATTAGAGACAAGATAATGCTCACCAGTGTCCGTGATGGAGAAAACATTCCCAGTGCCACCCCACGACACTGAAGATGCAACACCAGCGTTAGTGATGTACGTGACCGATGCTGCCGCAGCAAGCAGCACACCAGTAGCGACACCAATGATCTGCTGACCAGACGCAGACGACTGCGCGTACACGGAAGCGGTCTTGTTCAACAACTGCACTTGGCCCGGTGTCCACGGGTCCACACCCCCAGACTGGTAGAACCGGAACCGTGCCTCGTTACTGTTAACCTCCAACGGTTCAGCCGACGACAAACCAGCACCGTAATGCCACGAGGCCTGGGAGCGAAGCCACAAGCCATTCTCCAGTGACTGCTCGCCAGGGTCACGTTCCGTGTCGATACGTTCACGACGGAACTGTGCCGTCCTACGGATCATCGGGGACTGGTCGTTATTAGCGAACAGGAACTCCAGGCCACCGATAGAACAATCCCAACGCAAGGCGTCAGGACCATACGACCCGACACCGCCAGGTGCCTCTAGTGTGGAACCTAGTTCCTCAACTACGTCATCGCTAATATCAGTGGACAAACCAGTTACCCCTCAATAGGTGGGTGTGAAAAGAAAAGTGAGCAGTTTAAAGTCATACTCAGGACTCTGACCAACCCCGTGAGGTGGTGGTGGGGTTACGGGGTGGCAGG